GGTTCTCTACTTTATAAGATTATTAAAACGTTATGGCCAAAAAGAATTAGACAATCCTCCCAAAATTATTATTGACACTATTCATTCTGTTAAAGGAGGGGAAGCCGATCACGTAGTTTTATATTCCAAAGCTAATTATCCTTCTAATTTTAGAACCAAATCACGAGAAGAGAAGACAAATGAAAAAAAAGTCTGGTATACGGCCTCAACTCGTGCTAGAAAAACAATTCATCTATTGGATACAAATTATAAATATAATTATCCAATTGGGGGAGATTATTTAACTTATGTCCAAGAACGATAAACCCACTTATTATAAACAATTAGGAGAAATGATCAAAACAATTAAGGCAGAGAAGAAGTTAAGAGATATTTTTAAAATTGTAGAAGAAGCACAGAAACGTTTAAAAAGGAAAAAATCTAATGCGAAGCCTGATGAGGAAAATAAATAAAAAATTAAAGCATCAAAAAAACCAGTTGTCTTTTCAAACTTCAAAGGTAATGGAATGGGTAAGAACCCCTAAAACTATATGGGCCGACTTAACTAAAGAATTTGATTTCACCATTGACTGCTGTGCCTCCGATAAAAATCATTTACTCCCTAGATATTACACTATTCAAGATGACTGTTTAACGAAAGATTGGTCTAAAGAGATAGCCTATATTCACCCTTTGTTTGATGGCAAGATAGGAAAGTTTGTAGAAAAAGCTTATCATACTAGAAATTTTACAGGTGTTTTTTTACTACCTGCGTCAACCCATACTAAATACTTCCATGATTTTATTTACACTAATCCTAATTGTGAAATCCGATTTTTAAAAAAGCCAGTAAAAGGTTTTAGATTCGGAAAGGATGATGGCAGCCCAGATAACCTTAAAAAAATTGCTTATATTAAACCTTTAATGATTGTGATATTTAGAAACAAATAATGAAAAAAAAAATTCACGTTAATATGCACCATATTCGTCATAATAAAAAATACGGAACAAACAAACCAGTTATAACTGTTAAAACAAGTAAGTCTAATAACTATGCACACGAAGTTGATATTCTAGGAAAATCTAAATTAGTTTATAAACCAACTAAACCTTTACCTTGTGGAGCTAGAGTTTGGATAGAGACAGAGGATAAGGTTGTTTTAGATAATGGTTTAACTATTGAATGAAATGAGTGTTTATAAAAAACAGGTGGGAGGAACACACTACAAGGATATGAAGATTCAGCCGAGTGAGTTTATCAATAAGAACAAGTTGCTCTTCGCTGAAGGAAATGCTATTAAATATATTTGTCGTCATTCATCAAAGGGAGGAGCTAAAGATTTGGAAAAAGCAAAACATTACATTGATATGATTATTGACAGGGACTACCTATGAGTCTACAGCTCTCCATGAATTTTAAAAAACACATCTGGTCTTGCCCTGCTGAATACAAAGACCTATCTCAAGCTAAAGAAATTGCCATCGATCTAGAAACCCGAGACGAAGGAATTAGTTCTGGACGAGGAGCTGGCTGGGCTACAGGAAATGGAAATATCATTGGCTTTGCTGTGGCTGTTGAAGGCTGGCAAGGTTACTACCCTTTTGCTCATTACGGTGGGGGCAATATGATCCCTCAACAAGTTAAGAAGTATATGAGAAGTGTGTGCGCTCTTCCCGCTACTAAAATATTTCATAATGCTCAATACGATGTAGGTTGGTTGGAACAAGAAGATATTAAAGTCAAAGGACCGATTGTTGATACCATGATTGCTGCAGCCATCGTAAATGAAAACCGTTGGTCTTATTCCTTAAACGCTTTGTCCAAAGATTATCTAGGCGAAATCAAAGCTGAAACCGACTTGATCATTGCAGCCAAAGAACATGGCGTGGATCCCAAAGGAGAAATGTGGAAGCTTCCTGCAGAGTATGTCGGATTTTATGCGGAACAAGATGCACGACTCACGTACCTATTATGGCAACAACTTAAAAAAGAAATTGTACAACAAAGTCTAGGAACGGTATGGGAATTAGAATCTAATTTACTCCCAGTATTGATTGCAATGCGTCAACGAGGGGTAAGAGTACAAGTGGAATTAGCTGAAAAATTAAAGCTAAAAATGCAGACCCAAGAAAAAGAAATAAGGTTGGGAATACAAAAAGAATCAGGACTAGACATAGACATTTGGGCAGCACGCCAGATTGCCAAAGCTTTCGATAAGCTGAAGATAGAGTATCCGCGTACTCCGAAATCTGGTGAACCGTCATTTACCCAGAACTGGTTGATTAATTGTAAACATAAAATTGCTAAACTTGTCGTTAAGGCGAGAGAAATAAATAAATTTCACAATACCTTCTTATCTTCTATCATGAAATACCAGGTGAAGGGAAGGATCCATGGAGAAATAAATCAATTAAGATCCGACAACGGGGGAACAGTCTCGGGGAGACTCAGTATGGCTCATCCTAATCTTCAACAAGTCCCCGCCCGGAACAAAGAGTTTGGCCCTATGATTCGATCTCTCTTTGTGTCTGAGGAAGGACACAAGTGGGGATCCTTTGACTACTCGCAACAAGAACCACGGATGACGGTTCACTACGCAGCTTCCATTGGTAATGGCTATGAAGGAAGCACTGAACTTGTAGAAGCTTACCATAAGGCGAGTACTGACTTTCACCAAACAGTAGCAGATCTAGTAGGTATAGAGAGAGTTCAAGCTAAAACGATAGGCCTTGGCCTGATGTATGGTATGGGAAAAAATAAATTAGCAACCTCATTGGGGGTATCCAAAGAAGAAGCTACCCTGCTAATCTCTAAATATAATCGCAAGGTTCCTTTCGTGAAGATGCTCTCAGATCGTTGTATGCAAACAGCTAGTGATAAAGGAGTTATTCGCACTAAAAAGGGAAGGAAATGTCGATTTGATCTATGGGAACCTAAAGACTTTGGGCTACATACAGCTGAAACATTTGAGAATGCGGTCGCTAAATATGGACGAGAAAATATCAAAAGAGCTTATACCTATAAAGCTTTGAATCGTTTAATTCAGGGTTCCTCAGCCGACCAAACTAAACAAGCGATGTTGTCTTGTTATCAGGCTGGCTATCTTCCTATCCTACAGCTCCACGATGAGCTTTGTTTCAATGTTAGTAAAACTGATACGAAAGATATTAAAAAGATTAAAAAAATAATGGAAAATTGCATAGAATTTAAACTCCCCTTTGTTGTGGATGTTAAAACGGGGGGATCTTGGGGAGAGGCAAAATGAAGAAGTTAATCACTGTTAAATTAACTCACGATGAGATCATGGAGATTATTAATCTCTTCACTGTCAGGGCATTAAGCGGTGGGATGGACCCAGAACATAAGAGCGCAGCTAAAAGACTCGGTAAAGCTGTACAGTTAAGCACTAAAAAACGAAAGAGAGTTCATGACTGAAAATGATGCTCGGTATTTTGCTGGTATTGTTGACGGAGAAGGTTGGATTGATTGTAGAAGAAGAGTAAAGAAATGTTCAAATAATAAATTTTATAAATGTTCCAGTATTCATGTTGAAATTCAAATGAATCATAAAGGAGTAATGGAATGGCTTAAAGAGAAAGCCGGTTTCGGAACTTTAAATCTACGAAGAGCTCGCCACAAACAAAATTTTGATAATTGGAGATGGAGATGTTCTTTTAGAGATGCCTATAAATTGGCCAAATATATCCTACCCTTTAGTATTGTAAAAAAGGAAACGTTACAGCGTATCGTAGATCACTACGAACATTAAATGTAGTTATTCATGTTGCAATCGAAAATTTTTCGTCCTGGTTTATCTCATTATCAACTAATTTTTTAACATCTTTAATTTTAATATCTAACCATTTCATGTCCTCACGTTGCGATGTTAAAGCTTTCTTTGCCCACTTGTGTTCCAGGTCTAACTTCGTTTGCACTAATTCCTGAAGTACCATGCTTTACCTCCTCATAAGTGATCTGGACTTTTTTCTTTTGATAAAAGCCCACATCTTCTTTTATCTTTATAAGACCATCAGCCGCCTTTTTAGTCAGAATCTTAAAGGCGCTGTCAAGGTCTTTAGCCTCAATTGCCTCAATATAGAGACGTCCTTGCACTATCATTCTGATACGATAGTACTTCATAAGTAATAATAAGGCATGTTGGGATACAATGTCAATAGTTTAATCATAGGGGCTCTACCGGATCTATTCCTATACAATATAGCTCTATTTGGCTCACAGAGAGCTTTAGACGCTTATAATGTTGTTGTGCGCCGTGTATGTAGTCTCTAGCAGCTTTCAGGCATGTACGTTCGCTAGGATAGCGAATCTGGGGGGTACGATAGATATTCCAGCATTCATCAAAGGGTTGTGGGGTGGCAATACAGATGTGACCAAATAGAATAAAGGCTGTGAATGTCATCCACAGACTCTATAGGGATACTCAGTAAGTAGCAACTCCTTTACATACATATTTGATCCCTATTTGATAATCATTAACATTTTTATACCCTAGTTTGGACATCATTGAGATAGATTCTTGATGGGCAGCACGAGAGCATTCATACCAACTATCATATAAAACAGGGTATTCAATTGGGGCTAAACATGCATTTCCTTGAATGAATGAACACACCCATATTATCAAAATATACTTCATTTTTTGGTTGACTTAGCAGTATATCCCACATATATAAGACTATATGAAACTTAAAAGTAAGAGCTCCTTGTTGAATACTATCATAGGGAAAGTCGACCAACAATTAGCCCGTATCCCTTTAAATGATCCTTCAGGATCTCCACTAGAAGATTCCACAGATTTTGATATGTATGTAGATGCTATTAAAGGAATAAAATTAACTAATGGCGAAGGAATTATTATTCATCCTTTTAGTACGAGCCTGGCTACTCAATTAGTGTACGATGAACTAGCTGAGAGACGAGAACAAAGCAACGGAGACAAATGGCATGAGTAATTGGGGCTGGCCTTTTGTTTTATTGTTATTACTTATGGCTATCTTTCCGAAGATTAGTTTAATTTTAATTATATGGGCAACTTATGGCCTCATCTACTAAGGAAGAATTCGCACAGATGATAGCCCAACTCCAAGATAGTGGGCAGAACGCAGGAACTTGTATTACAGCAGCGATGAGAAAAGATCGTAATCCTTTGATCTGCAAACTATGTGGAAAAGTTGTTAAGGACGAAAAGAAGTATGCAATAGCATTAAAAAACCTAGGAATTAAATGATATTTCGCTTTACTTTGTTTCTTATTATTTGTACTATAATTTATATTATAATGGGATTTACTATAATGGTATCGAAATAATGATAGAGATATTTTGGGCAGCACCGCTAGAGCTAAGAGTTATAATTTTAGCACATTTAGTAATTTTCCCTCTATTAACTTATAAAAAAACAGGACTATAATTATGGATACTAAAGATACAACTACAACACTAGATACAACTACAACACTTCCCAATAATTTTAGCGACTCCGTCATGGAGTTTGCTAAAATTTCAACTGAGGCTTATCATAGTGGTGTGTTGCAAGGAGAGATTAAAGCTCTGGGAGAAGTAAAAACGGAGATTCAAAGAAAACTTGACGATGCTCAAGCTAGGTATGATAAAACCACAGTAGGGGCTATTATGAAAAAAACAAGAGATGGCTAAACCTTTTGGCAAGAGTGGGTTTGGAGAAGGACAAAAAGGATCTTATTATTTTAAAGAGTTACAGGTAGGCAGAATTTCAAAAAAACTGGAACTTATTAAAAGTAAGCTGGGGGACATTCAAAAAATCGTTACTCTCTTAGAAAATAAAATTAACGATATAAACAAGGAGAAACATGGACATAAGTAAATGGAAAAGCGTTGCAGTAAAAATTGAGGATTACCGACTTTTAAAAGGTATGTGCAAAGAAAAATTTAGAGCACCCGCAGGGATGATCTCTAAATTGGTGGATGACTACATTAAATTCCGGGCAAAAAAAGAGGGCATATCCGTAGAAGTTTATAAGAAAAAACTGAATGGTAAATAGAATGGATGGCATTCACTCTGCGGATGTTGAACGCCTTCGCATCTTAAGAGACCCTAATATCGAAGAGGTTGCTGTGTGCTTCCTTCATGATGAAAAAAAGCTTATACTCAAGATCAATGGCATAGAACGAAATAATATTAAAGTTTCGGATCCTGAGGGCAAGTTTGAATCTTGTATTCAATGGATCAAGGAGCAATTCATCTTATGGCGAACCCCCAAAAATTAATAGCTGTGATTCTTTTAACCTTATTGGTAACAGGTTGTTCTGAATTTGCCCTTTTAATGAGTAGTGGCAGCATAGCGGTTAGTCAAAATGCCTATGTCAAAGCCTACAATGGTGTTGATGTGTTAACAATTATGAGTACCGACAAAGATATAAAAAACCATATTTATGAAAAAAGCAGAACCTATATTAACTCCGCCTCAAAAAAATTTAGTCGAACACATTGAAGCGGGTATAAAAAGTTATAACGATCGAGATAAAGTGTTAGGGTGGGAAGATCTCTCTAATCGAGGCGACAGCTTCAGTGAGTATCCTACTTATATCAAACATTGGGAGACTGCGAAGCCCTGGGGCTGGGAACTTAGAATCCTAACAGAAGATGGCTTACACATCCTGCATCTCAAATGGAAAACCTATAAACGACCTCACTCTTTAAAGGAAGAAACTGATGTACAAACCTCTTCCTGAGACCCTTACTATTAAGACTTCCAAGATAAATGGACTCGGTCTGTTTGCCAAAGAAGGTATTGCTCAAGGAACAAACTTGGGAACCTGTCATATTAAAATTGGAGAACATATTCTTAGAACTCCTTTAGGGGGATTTATTAATCATGCCAATGAACCGAATTGTGTAAAAGTAGAATTAAGATCAACGTATGAAGATAAACCTAATTACCCTCACAAATATTGGAACTTGGTTACGGTGCATAATATCACAGCGGGTGAAGAACTTACCGTGCACTACACCTTTTATAAAATATGAAACCTCCTAATATTCCTATTCATATCTTTCACTGGGGACCCTGTGTGGTTCGTTTTAAAATCAGTGAAGCCTTTCATAAAGATTTACTCGAGCATGCCTACATCAGTCGCAGCTCGAATAGGGATTACCGCTCTAACCTAGCGGGGCATATTAGAGAAGAGTATGCGATGGATCGAAAGAAGTTCGAAACCTTCCTTAATCCCATCTTTCATCTTTATCACGGAGCTTGGAAAAACTTTACAGGGGACTTGAAGGATGAACCTGTTAAGTATCTTTTAAAATCTCTGTGGGTTAACTTTCAAAAACAATACGAATATAATCCTGTCCACGATCATTCGGAAGCTTTGAGCTTTGTTATTTATTTAAAGATTCCTGAAGCCTTGAAACAAGAGAATAAGGAATATGTAGGAACTTCTCGAGGTCCAGGTAGTATTATGTTTACCTATGGAGAAGGAGGAAGAAAGTTTATTACTTATCAGTCTCATTTTCCTGAAGAGCGAGACATCTTTGTCTTTCCTGCCAGCTTGAAACATTCGGTAGCTCCTTTTGTTAGCCCCTGTGAACGTATATCGGTAGCAGGGAATGCTCTGGATAGTATTTCGTTAACTGAAATGCCTGAAAATGTTAAGTACGAAGTCGTGCAGAAATAAAAAAAGAAGGGGACTCTTACCAATGACTTTGGAGATGTCTCGACAAAAGAAGTTGAGTGTGACATCATAATAAAGGTTGCAAATGGATACAAAAACATTTAAAGAAAAAATAGTCATCTGGTGCAAGAAATGCAGAGGAACAGGAAAGATTAAAGGAGCGCGAAGTATCATCCCTGGAGCCTGCCTTTTTTGTCACGGATCAGGAATCACGAATCACGGACCACGAATGCATAATCATAATTTAATTGCTGTAATGAAATGGTGTGAGGATTATATAGATGGTAAAAAAGACGGATGGTATCACTGATTTTACAAAATCACTCGTCATTCTTGCGCGCTCTCTAAATCAAAAAGACTATAATCTAGTAACCAATGTGATGTTCTCTCTTCACAATGGAATCAATTATGGATATCAAAAAGAATTTGATCCAGCTATGATGGGGGATGCAGCTTACATTTATAAACTCAACAAACCTAAAAAGTTCAAAAACAATATAGTTAAACTCAAAGTAGTGAAGGGTAGCACAGATGCAACCATTAAATTATAATAAAGATACTATGTTTTATGATGATATGGAAGTAGTTACCATTCCTAAAAAGGAGAAATGGACCGGTGCACAAATCTATCAATTTATTGATGATATTCAACGACAATATGAGCTCACCTCTCAGTTAACTTTACCTATGGAGGCATCAACTCATTATCGTGATTTACTCAGCCGGCTTATTAAAGCTTATGGGCATTGATATTGCAAAAGAAGTCGTAGCCCAAAATTATCAATCCGCAGACCAACGCTTATGGCGTCATGTTTTACTTAATGCACTTGAAGACGCACGATTAGAACAATCGGATCGCAAATCTAGTATCTATAAAATGGAAGCTCATGAATGGATAGCAGCTGACACTAAAGATTTCCAAACTATCTGTTGGTGGTCGGGCTGGGATCCCGAACAAGTAAGAGGTCGTTATATAAAAGCTGTAAAAAACGGAGACGTAACTTTCAACGACCGACAGGTTAAGTGGATTAAATACTATAAAAAATATCTGGAATTAAAGAAAATACCTACTAAAGAAGAAAGAGCTCCAATGCGCCAAGCACTTCATAAAGCTCGACTAGCTGTGTTCAATGCAACAACAGCTATGGTTTCCAATCTTAGTTGTATGCATCAATTTTAAAAAGGGGACTTGCCAGTTATGGAGGTCTTAACTTCCGACATACGTTTCTCCGAGTTAAAAAAGGAGTAAAGCCGGGAGCAAGAATCTTGGGCTCCCAGCTTTGAGAGTCTACATATGAATAAAAGATTATTCCCATAATCTTAGCTTTAACTGTACCACACATACCAAAATAGATATACATAATTCCTACTATACCCACTGCTTACAAAACAATTTTTTAAAAAATAAGTTTGTAAGGAGAAATAACTAGGAAACTAGGAAAAACTACTAATACCAACACTTATTTAAGCAAAATAGCTAGGAATCTACTAGGAAAAATTCCTAGTTTTCAGGAAAATAATAGAATTTTCGTTCTTTGTTCTCCATATATTTTTTTATTTATTCTGTTTTTCAGGAATAGGGTATAGTAGGAAACCAGAAAAAGAGGTATATTGACTGGTATGGCAGGGAAGAAGAACTTATTAAAAACAACAATAGAACTAACCCAGAAACAACGGAGTTTCGTTGATATCCTTGTGGAAAACTGGGGGAAGATATCTAAAGTTGAGGCAGCTAAACAGGCTGGATACCAATCCAAGAAAGCAGAAGGCCCTGTTGAAACAGCTAGCCGTTTAACCAACCCAACACTTAACCCACATGTATGTCGATATTTAGAGAAAAGACTCTCACAAGAATTACAAATCTATGAAAAGGACAAGCTCAGAAGTTATAAAAAGCTAGAAGAATATGGAGAGCGTGCCGCAGGTAAAAGCCAATTCACTGCAGCCATTAATGCTGAATTTAGAAAAGGCCAAATGGCTGGTTTCTATGTAGATAGAAGAGAAATAAAACATCTTGGATTGGAGGGTATGTCGCGTGAAGCACTTGAAAAGAGACTTGCGGAGCTCGAGCAAAAAATTGGTGAAGCCAAAAACATCATTAACGTTACGCCAGAAACAACTATTAGCAAGTAACAAGCTCAACTCTTTTATGACGGTATTTAATGAGGTGCATAACTCTCATTTATTGAGTACAAGTGTAGGGAGCGTAACGATTAAAACAACTAATGATCAAAAGAAAACTCATAAACAAAAAAGCCAAAAAGGAAATAGATAGATATCCATTAGTGGAAGTTAGATGGAGAGATGTTGTGTCGGATGCTGGATGGCAACCTGTGGTCGATGTGCATAAGGCTAAACTTCCTGAGTGTGTTACGAAAGGACATCTTTTATCTCAAAGCAAAGGTATTACTAGAATCTTTGGGGACTTTGCTAAGGGCAAAGAAGAGGGAGCTATTGAAGAGCTGGGAAATACTACCTTGATTCCAAACTCAATTATCATTAGTATAAAGAAGATTAAATAAGGAAGGAGGCACATATGGCTAAAAAGAAAAAAGCTAAGAAGAAAAACAAGAAGAAGAAGAAGAAAACTAAGAATAAAAGGAAATAACGATTGACAGCTTTCCCATCTTATCTTATACAGGTTATATGAGAGGATTAAATAAAAACATCAAAAGTTTTGATGAAGGGCTAGGTCGAGTGAGCCTTCCTGAACAAGAGTTATGGGTGTCGGTTCTTAGTAGAGCAGCTTTAGATGTTGTTCAAGGGCCTAGTCGAATTGAGCGTGATCAGGCGTGTGCTTTCTTTATTAAAGGAGGCACCCATTTTAGAAATGTTTGTGAAATGGCAGGAAGAGACCCTGATTATGTTCAACAAAAAATGCGTAAATATATACTGCGGGGTAAGGGTTGGAATGTGGACGTCCCTATTACTTCACACTATCGGATGGGGGCTACTAAACGTGGCCGTCCTCAAGGTACTACTAGAAATGATCTCCTGGACAAATTATAAATTAAATAAATTAAGCGAAATGTGGGACGAAGGTTGTCCAGCTTCTGAAATTGCTCAAGCATTGGGTACCACTAAAAATTCGGTTATTGGAAAAGCAAACCGACTTAATCTTGTGGCAAGAAAACAGGGCGCTGTACGGGGAGTTAAACGATCGATTGTGCCTGCGACACCAGTGGTAATAGAAGGTCCCGCAAATCCTACTTTATTGGAAGACTTAAAGGATATTCATTGTAGGTTTCCATTATGGAAAGAAAACACTGATCCACACCTTTTTTGTGGAAGACAAAGGTGGAACCATACTTCATATTGTAAAGCACACTTCTCACAAATACATGTTAAAGACCTTAGACCTATTTAGTGGTATTGGTGGGTTCAGTATTGGACTTGAACGAGCAGGATTTAAAACAGTTGCTTTTTGTGAGATAGATAAATATTGTAAATTAGTTTTACAGAAGCATTGGAAGGATGTTAAAATATATCACGATGTCCGAGAAATTACCAAACGACAATTTGAAGAAGACGGATGCGAACTACCTGAAGTTATTACAGGTGGCGTGCCGTGCCAGCCATTCAGTGTCGCAGGAAAACAAAAAGGAACCGATGACAACCGACATCTCTGGCCAGAGATGTTTAGAGTTATCCAAGACTTTAGCCCCAAGTGGATCATTATTGAAAATGTGCGAGGCCTTATTAACATCCAAGACGGCGTGGTTTTCGAACGTATGCACCTTGACTTGGCAAATGAAGGCTACGAAGCACAATCGTTTATTATTCCAGCTGCAGGCGTCGGTGCCCCGCATCGCAGAGACAGGGTCTGGATTGTGGCGAACTCCCGACGCACTATCAGGGGGCAGCAATCTTCCAGGAATAAAGAAAGCATTGGATCAGGGGCATTTCAAGAGACCAAGTGGTCAGCCGATTCAGATTCGGTTGCACGATCAAGTGAGAGAGAAAAGATTATGGCCGACTCCAAGAGCATCGGGAGCAATGTCAGAAAAATCAATCAATCTAAAAAAGAGAGTGGAGAGGAGAGGATTTTTAGGAGCGAAGCTGGAAGAGTCAGTAGCAGTATTAACCAACACAATTGGTGGAACATTGAACCCGACGTGGGTCGAGTGGCTGATGGGGTACAAGGCAGGACACACAGACTTAAAGGATTGGGCAATGCTATCGTCCCGCAAATTGCGGAAGAAATCGGTAAAGCAATAATGAAAGTTGAGTTTAATTTTGATTGATTTAGTCGGGTACATTGACCTAGATTAGAATGGCTCTAAAGAGGGAATCAAAACTCTGGAAACGAATCAAAAATTTAAACATAAAAGGTTATTTTTTTCGCGTAGAATCTAAGACAATTAATGGAATACCTGATGTGTTTTGTGCTATGAATGGGAAAGTATTTTGGGTGGAATTAAAATCAAATGATCTCAAGAATTATGGCATATCTAAGTGGCAAATTAATTGGCATCTCAAATATCAAAAGCATGGTGGAAGCTCGTTTTTCTTGGCCTCGGGGGTCAAGCATCGAGGCCTGAAACTTCTCAGGGTGAAGGAGCCGGGAGCCGTGAAGCTCGTTGCACGTTCCTCGGACGACGCGTCGGGTCTCGTTAAACTATTGAACCTCTGCGCATCCGGGTGAGCCCGGAGCATGAGCCCGGCGTTTCTCGTTCCACGTTCGACGTTCCACGTTGCACGTTTCATTAAACTTTTAGAACCTGCTAACCTTCGTCCGGCAGGGAGCTGGACTCCGGTGCAGAGCTGGGGTACAAGATTCGTGGGGCGTGGGTATGACTTTTCCTTTCATTTCACTACTCACGCCTCGTTCCACGTTCCACGTTGGGCTTTCGACCTGGCGTTAAACATTAAACTTTCAGGAGTCCGGACGGAGCTGCTGCTGGAAAATCTTTCTTCTTTTAGGGTTGACATCTATCCCATCTGGTCTTATGTATAAGGAGTCAAGTGGAGGGAGACTGAAGCTTGATGAGGTCAGCCCGTGAGGCCCAGTTAAATAATATAGTTAGGGCTGGCTTCTAATTAATAATAGGAGAAGCATATGAAAAGGAAAAGAAAGATCCCCGTTACGAAAAAGATTGAAATGTTTTTGCATTGCAAGAAATGCCTCGATGAACTACCCGGCGATCAGTCCCCCCGTGATTACGCAGCCATTGAGGCTGGGTGGACGAAGCTAGGGCTTCAGCTGTGGTGCAAGAGGCACGATAAGAATATACTTCACGTCGACTTCGAAGGGCAGAAGCACCCTGCGAGTCTTCACGCAAGGAGGCATTGATGGATATCAAACAATGGTTACGCAAAGGTGAAGAGGACAATATATTTTTAATCAAGGACATCGCAACACACGGATGCAGTGGGGCCGTGACAGGTATCATTTATTATTGGGAAACAACCAAGTTCCACGTTGAGCACGAAAAAGAAATTTGGGACTTGTTATATCAATACGCGCAGGACTCCGGTGAGACGCTGATGGATTACATTGCAGCGATCCCCATCATGAAAGATGTCGGCTCGCACGCACAGTTCGTGAACGCTCTCGTTTGGTGGGCTGTTGAAGTACGGGCTCAAGAGATTCTAGGGCAGCAGGACGCAGCGTGATTCTTTTATTATGGCTACTAGGAATGTACTTGTTCCTACGATTTCCTACGGCTACGATGGTGATGATAATGCTTATTACAACTTATATAAAAGGAGCATAGCTCGTTGCTCGTCGCACGTTCCACGCCTCGGTGGGGCTTGAACTTTAAACACATGGTAACCGGAGAGCTGTACCGGCTTCCCAGAGAGCTGTGAGAAATTCAAAAAAAACGCTTGAAATCTCTTTTAAATTGTCGTATCAAGATGGGATAAATAAGAAAGGAGAATAAAATATGGGTATGGACGTTTATGGAGTAAATCCAATCATAAGAGTAGGAACACAAGAACCAAGCCGACCTAAAGACTTACACAAATTAGGCGACGACGTGATAACGAAGTACTTTGAACAGGTGCGAGAGTTTGAAGATAAAAACGTAGGTGTGTACTTCAGAAATAATTGCTGGTGGTGGCGACCTCTCGCAAATTTCATCATTGAGAATTGTGATTGGCTAACGCAAGAACAGAAAGAGCGACTGCACGACAATAGTGGCTTTGAGTTCTCGGACCACGAAGCTGTTACGATTGCCGACACGTTACAAAAAAAAGTGGACGACGGCACGGCACGCAAACAAGAAGAAGTGAACAAGCAAGAAAGAAAAGGGGCAGAAGACTGGAACGCAGGGCTTCAGAAACAACAAGACGCATTAGGTGAAGAAGCCAAGAAAGAAACAGGCAATCCTAAAATCGTGCCTCGTGATTATCCTAAACACATCTATAAGAAATGGGACGACTTACAAAAGCAACACGACTGGAACGCCAGCTATCCTTTCGCTGAAGCAAATATAAAAGAGTTTATTTGTTTTCTTCGTGAGTGTGGTGGCTTTAAGGTTTGCTAATTCTCTTGCCACGTTGCACGTTCCACGTGCAACGTGGTGCGTGTGTTTTAAATTAAACATTTAGAAAGCTGCCGGCTTCCCTGTGGGAGTGGGGGATAAAATAATAATCTTTTTATTTGATATTTAAATGGGAGTGTGGTTATATCCCTTTGTCTAAACAATTAACAAAAAGGAGTTATATATGTCAAAGACAAAACAAATTCCTAAATTAAGAATAGACAAAAAAGCAAAGACTACTATTCTTAACTATGGAATCATTAAAGATAGTATTAAATCTTTAACTAAACAAAGTGGTTTAATTAAAGAGGAAATACTTCCATACTTTGAAAAACAAAATGCAATTGTTTTAGTGGGTATGGGTAATGGTTATGAAGGGTATGCTCAACGAATAGATAGAAAATCAAAGAGATTTGATTTAGCTAAATTCAAAGAGAGTAACCCTAAACTTTATGCCCAGTATTTAACTGATAGTGAAAGTACTGAAATTAAAGTTAGTTTTAAGGTAGTGGATAATGCCCGATAATAATTTAATCACACTACTTGGAACTGAACTGACAACAACAAGAGGTAATCAAGTTGAACGACCTACCAACCGACCGATAGTTGAAAAGAAAATCAATTATCAAATACTCTACAAAATGGTTGAGAGTGCTGTTGAGGAAATTCTTTTGGAATATCCCAACGACCCTGTTGTTGATAAGTTAAAAGAAAAGATTATCACTAATCTTAAACCTGTTATTAAACAAATCATACAAGAGTAATAACTAACAATAACGTGGCGTCTACTGACGCCACGTTGCACGTTGCACGTTGCACGTTGTGCTTAATCTTTAACATTAAACACCCACCATAGCACCACCCCCCACCAGCACCAGCAGCTCGTAAGTTGGGTTTTGGGTTGTTGATAATGCTGGGTTATTCCATTTAACTCTTGACATTTAGGCAACAGGTCACAGCTGGCAGGCAGCTCACGCCTGAACGACTTGATAGAGGTACCAACATCTAGTACAACATAAAACAGACCTACAATATATGGTGTCACGTTGCAACTTTGAGTTGTATTGCTAGCGATGTTCTTTAAACTCAGTTCGAGACACGTATAATGGGTCTAAACGATATGGGACTCCTACTAAAAAAATTTTGGAAAATTTTAACCTTATGAACACTGACTTATTAACCGTTGATCAATTAAGAAACAGAGTTGAAAAGACCTGGATCGAGCATATTAAGCTGTGCCAAGATAATTTTATGTATTTTGTAAAGGAAGTATGGCCTGAATTTATCTATCGGCATGCACATAGACCTTCAGAATGGGGGCATCATCAAATTATTGCTAATGAATTTACTAAGATTTCGGAGAGAAGAAAAGGAAGGCTTATTGTTAATATGCCTCCCAGGCATACTAAATCTGAGTTTGCTTCTATACATTTTCCAGCTTGGTTAATAGGACGAAACCCTAAAATGAAATTGATGCAGATATCACACAACACGGAACTCGCAACACGATTTGGAAGTAAAGTTAGAAATTTATTAGCTTCTCCAGAGTATGCACAGATCTTTGGAGATGTTAGACTACGAGAAGACGCCAAGGCTAAGGGTAAGTGGGAAACAAATCATGGTGGCGAGTATTTCGCTGCCGGTGTAGGAGGAGCGATCACTGGACGTGGCGCGGATCTCATGATTATTGATGATCCCCATACAGAGCAAGACTCGTACTCCGAGGGAGCCATGGAGCGTGCTTATGAATGGTATACATCAGGACCTCGACAACGTTTGCAACCCGGAGGCTCGATCGTTTTGGTCATGACCCGTTGGGCTGCGAATGATTTAACAGGCCGTTTGTTGAAAGCTCAAGCCGAACCGAAAGCGGATGTTTGGAAACAAATTTCTTTTCCTGCGATTCTAGAATCGGGTAATCCTGTCTGGCCTGAATACTGGGATATTGACGAACTTGAAAAAGTTAAAGCTTCACTCCCCATTCGAAACTGGTCTGCTCAATATATGCAGAATCCAACTTCGGAAGAAGGAGCGATCATCAAAAGAGAATGGTGGCAAAAATGGGAAGGCAAGATTCCTAAATTAAAACACGTCATGCAAAGTTATGATACCGCTTTTTCTAAAAAGGAAACCGCAGACTATTCAGCCATTACCACGTGGGGAGTATTTCAACCTTATGAAGATATGGGGGATGCTTTGATTCTATTGGATGCGGTCAGAGGAAAATTCGATTTTCCTGAACTTAAAATTGTAGCCCTCGATCAGTATAAATATTGGGAGCCTGAATCAGTTATTATTGAATCTAAAGCCACAGGGGTCCCTCTGGCTCAGGAGTTTAGACGAATGGCGATTCCCGTCGTAGATTTTGTGCCTTCTAAAGGCAAAGATAAACATTCACGAGTCAATGCGGTGGCTCCCGTCTTTGAATCTGGACAAGTCTGGTATCCTGAAAATGAAAAATTTGCCGAAGAAGTCATTGAAGAATGCGCCGCTTTTCCTCACGGAGAAAATGATGACTACGTAGATACTATGACCCAGGCTGTGTTAAGATATCGTCAAGGATATTTTGTACCCACGTATACCGATTGGGAAGAAGAAAAGAAATATCAGGAACGAAGAAAATTTGTTTATTATTAGGAACTAAAATGACTGTTTGGAGATTTTTTACCCCAATTTTAAATCTTGGCTTTAAAAAGGCAAGAGTAGGAAAACGCGCCCAAAAGATATTTGAAAAATTAGTGGGCGAGAACCAAGCGGCAGGCTTAAGTAGAGACTCAGCTTATAATGCAGCTAAACAAGAGATTATTAAAAAATATAAACTTAAAGTAAACCTTAAAGGTGAAGTTCTTAACAGAGCTGAAGGTGGAGAAATCGTCTTTGGTAAAAACGTCGATAAGGATTTATTATGAGTATAAAAGGTCGAGTTCTCAGAAAAGTTCTTTCTGAAGCGCAAAAACTCATAAACAAAAAAAAGAGTAAATTAAGAGTCCAAGAAAGTGTTAAAGGAGTACATAAGGAGGGACTTAAACTACGTGTTAAAGGAGCAAAAACAGAAGCAAAATTTAAGTCCAAACAAAAACCTAAAGAAGTAGGAGGAGGCCGAGAGCCTGTAACATTAGCAGGAGCACGTTATGGAATAGGAGCTACAGAACATAAACTTCATTCATCTAAATTAGCGATTGCTTTAAAACATCCTAAATTTCAAGGATACCCTCACGGACGGGAAACTTGGAGAGGCGAGATGGAACGGATGTATGGAGGCATTCATATGTCTCAGGATCCTAAAGCCATTAAAAAAAGTATTCAGATATTAACTAAAAAACTTAAAAAGAAAAAAGTGATTAAAGCTCTACGTGGAACCTTGGTTAAAAAGGGAACGAAACTAGCCTATCGATTGGCAACCAAGAAGTATCCCCACGTCTTCAAAAAGAAAAAATTTTCCGTTGCTGAATATAAAGCTAAAAAAATGAGGAAAACTCCTGAGCTTGCACCTTTAGGAGTAACAAAAATAGCGGCTAATGATTTACGAAAATTGGCGGTGGCAGAAGCCATTAAAAGTAGAATTAGACATTTAGGCAACATAACTATCAAACACAATAAAAAAGCGATGCCTTTGGTTTGGGGTAAAGCAAGTAAGTGGAGGCATATTGAAAAATTTCAAAAATATAATTTACCTAAAACCAAAGCAAAATTAGAAAGCTTAGGAAAACAGTTTGCGAATTTAACGAAGTATCAAGATACTCTTAAAGCTAAAACAGCGACCAAGCATAGTGAAGGTGGCGAAGTGGTTATCGGTAAAAACGTAGACAGGAGTTTACTATAATGGCAGACAAATATGAACCTTATGAAAAACCATCGGCAGTTCCAGGACTCGCGGTCACTGGAGCGGGGATCGGGGCTCTTGCTTATTTAGCCAGAAAAAAAATACCTGGTCTCAATATTTTAGCAAAGATTGCTAAGAAACAACCACCCCCACCTCTCGCAACACGGATCACGCCTCAGGCGACGGACAAGGTAACCGAAGTTACTAAGATTGCTAAAACACCCACAGCACAATCGTTAGAGCTGATTGCTCGACCCCATCCTACAAAAACATATGAAACATTCAAAGGAGAAATGGATCTGGTTGCAGCTAATGCAAAGGCTGCACCTTTAACTCAAGGCTCAGATAAAGGACGATTTGGTTCGTCCCTATATGATTTTATTGCTCAGCATCCTGCCTATAAACCGTTGGATGCCAAGATCTGGATTAAGGAACTTTCCAATTTTAATCGTCTGGCTCAATTTAAAAGTGGACAAGCAGGATTTCAAAAAGTCAGAATGAATGTTACCAAAGCCGAACTCGAAGATGCCAACATTCTTAAATTCGGAGGTGAAAAAGGAGATCAAGTCGTAGGAGGATTTTTAATGACCGCTCGAGATGCGGGAATGAAGGTTAATAAAATAGATCTTCTTAATATGGTTAATAAATCACCTGCGGTCAATCTAAGGGTAAAACGTTTTGAATACGTGACTCCAATGGTGGAAGAATCTCGGGTGTTGGCTAAAGATTTAACTAAATATATCGATGATGCAGAAGCAAGTATTGCTAATTATAAAGGTAGTGTTGAATCCACTAGCGCGTATCTCCCTCTGACTAAGTATAGCGAAAACCTCCGAGCCACCAAAGCCGAACTCGGAACGATAATGCATAAAATACAATACTATCACTACAATAAGAATGCTCCGATAGAGAGTATGGTTGAAGCCATCAAGCCTTTTGAAAAACAGATAAAATCATTAGAAGCATTAAGTAAGCAAGTGGCAGAAGACCATAAGATTGGTTTGGATCTTAATAAACTGACAGAGTTTAGAGGTCATCATACTAATCTTTTAAGAAAACTCGGTCGGGAAAAAACAATGAATCAATCTCCACGATACGGGGACCACGACACTTATAAAGTTTTAGGTGATGAAAAATATATTGAAGATGTGATTTATTATCCAAAAGTAATTCCTTATGGACGAAATGTTAAACCAGGCGATGCAGGCGGAGGAAGTCACTTCGAAACAGTTGCAGGAGTAACTTTTGAGAATCAAATTTATCACGTACGTTATGGTAGACGAGCCGTTGACATGGGCAATCAGGCGACAGGAGGACGAAGCAAAGCCTATGTCGTTCACGAAGGGCAGTCCGATGTTCAACAAGCCGCTTTAAAAAAAATAGCAGAGGGAGGAACGAGAGTTAATCCTTTTAATACTGAACAGGAATATGCTCAAGCTAATCATATGATGAATGAAATATTAAAAAAAATGCAAGTGCTTGCTCATAAACCTAAACTTAATCGTGCTGAATCATTTCAATTTAGTAAGTGGGATCAACAATTTGAAGAAATAAGAAGAAATACTTTAAATGCTTCCAAAAGTCTGCGTCGAGCAGGCGAAGAAGGAAAAGATGTACCTTTTTTACCTTTGTTAGAAAGAGATGTGTGGGGAGATCATCTCATTAAGCATATGGCCAAGACGGCCGCAGACGATGGCGTGCAATGGATTGCCATTAATCCTGTGGAAAGACTTCATGCTTTAAAAAGAGCAAGCTCTACTGGTGAGAATGTCGTAGGCAAACTGGGAGATTGGGAATTTTATGGAACGGCAACGGGTAAAGCAGGAATGAGAGGAGTTAAAGCTTATTCCGACAAGCAAAGTAAAGAAATTTTAACTAATCCTAAAATGATGGCTGTCTTACCTGAACGAATGAAAAAACTGGCTGTACAGTATGATTCAATCGCCCAACCGATTAAAGTAGCTAAATCGAATCCCGAGCTCCCTTTTAAGATTCTTAAGAAGCACAACTTTGCAGCAGATTCTCCAGCCAAGAGTATGGGATATACTAAAGTCCCAACCGAGCACGAAATGGCTTTCAAAACCCTTGCAGAAGCTGAGGCTTATGTAGGAGGCAAAAGCCATAAAATTGTGAGAATGGAAGCTAATGACCCCCGTCTTTACTACGAAGCTTTTGGCTTGAAAATTACCCCACAAATGTTAGAACAGCCTTTCAAGCTTTATAAAAAAGAAGGTGGTCTAGTAGTGAATATGTTTAAATGGTAATATGGAAATAGTTTAAACAAAGGAGATATATATCATGGCAAAGAAACTAAAAAAAGCCATTCTAGCGGGTTTGACAGCGTATGCTGCATCTAAGTATCTAAAAGGCAAAAAAATGAAAATGCCTACAGATTACGAACATGAAGCATCGATGATTAAAAAACCGTTTCAGCACGATCTCGAAGCAAAAAGCAACTATGTACCTAAAAAATGGTACGAGTTTTGGAAAAAACACGGTGGCTCTGTCACAACTGCTAAATTAGGCAAAATGATTAAGGCTGCTCAAGGCACTTATGCACGAGAAGACGAATCTCTTGGCATGCGTTTAGGAAAAGGTAAAGGCACTGCAAAAGAAAGAGATATGTCGTATGGCGATTGGGGCAAACGTAAAACAGACTGGGCTAAATCAGGTAAAATGATTAAAGCTCGATATGGTACTGAAGTAAGAAC